AATTAGTTTTGGCAGATATGTTGATGATACTTTGTCGTGGTGGTAAATTTGCGAATAGAACGGCATCTGAGGCGTTTTCTTTGTCTTTGGGTGGTAGTTTATCGGATAGTGATAGAAAAGCCCTTAGAAACGATGCAAACGCCATTTATGCGAAATATGAACCTGAATCGTTGCGCAAACCATCGGTTATAAACATTTATTCTGATTGATTTATGGATAGCATGGGAAAGATAACGACATCCGCAGCCAATTTGATTGAACGGATGTTTCCGTGGAAAATAACCCTTAAAGATGTTCTAACCATCGAGGGGCATGGTGATGAAGATGATACCGTTATTGAAACGGTGTTATTGGATGATGCCCCGTGTTCTATTCAGGCGGTTGGTTCAACGAAAACGGGTTTCATTGAACACGAATATATCATTCTTTGCCCGTGGGTTGATACAACGCAGGTTCCGCAACCGCCCCGAAATGCCGTTAATTCCGTGGAATTGGAGGTAACAATCGGTGTTCGTAAATACACGGCAAAGGATAGTCAGGTTAAGGGAATTTCGGGTTTGCCGATATACGAATTAGGTGGTTGGCAGATTGGTTCCCGCATCCATGTTCTTGTTCCTACTGCGTGGGAATGGTAACGAAAGGAAACGGATATAAACGAAACAAATAAAAATAATATATTTAGGTATGAACAAACGATTATTGCAAATGAAAAAGACCTTACAAAAGTTTATATCGAACTTTGAAGAGGTTGCCGAGGGTGAACAGGTTTTCATCTTCGATGGTGAAGAAATTGCGGAGGGTTTGGAAATCAACACCCGTGATGCCGATGCAAACATCATCCCCGTTCCTGATGGTGAATATACCATTAAGGGCGTTAAGGTGAACATTGTAGATGGTAAGGTGGCAAAGATGCCCGAAAACACCCCTGCAAATGCCCCACAAACGCAAAACGCCAATGAGGGTGAACAACAACCCACCATCGAGGAAATGAACGATTTACGGGCAGAACGTGACCGCCTGAAAGCGGAAAACGAAACCATGCGTGCCGAACTTGAAGAATTGAAGAAAAAGCCGTTGGCAACGCCCGTTCCACAAACAACCCAAAAGACGGGAAAGGATGAAACCCCCGAAACAATAAAGGGTTCACGGTTTGAAAAGGCATATCGTGTGTTTGGTAGCAAATAATTTCTAATCTTTTAATATATTAAGCGATTATGAGTAACGTTTTAACAACTACATTGCCCCAATATGTTGAACAGAATGGGGACAAACTTTTGAGAAAGGCAATTTTGGGTTCGGAAACCGCACAACGTTTCACCCTGCAAACAGGTGTAAAAACCCAAACCGCCCTTAACCTCTTGAACACCAACGTTGTTTTTCAGGATGGCAAATCGTGTGGATTTAGTGCAGCGGGTTCACAAACCATTTCGCAACGTACAATCACCGCAGGCGTGATTAAGGTTGATATGGAATGGTGTGACCGCACTTTGCTTGATACTTGCGCACAACATCAGGTTCGTGTGGCAGCAGGGCAACGCACTTTGCCGTTTGAGGAACAATTCGTTAAGGACATCATCGATAACATCAACCTGAAAGTGGATAAGTTGATTTGGCAGGGTGACACCACCAAAACAACCGATGCCGATTTGAAATGGTCTGATGGCATGATTAAGATTCTTAACGCAAACGATGGTATCACCGCCCAAACGCAGAAGTTGGAACACGATGCACTTACAATCAGCAATGTTCGTGCCGCCGTGGATGCCGTTGTGATGGCTATTCCCACCGAGGTTCTGAATGATTCCGTTATCTACATGGGTTATGATGTGTTCCGTTTGTGGCGTATGGCTTTGGCAGGTGCAAACCTTTACCATGAATCGGGTGATGGTCTTGATAGGAACATCGGTTTCTATCCTGGAACATCCATCATGGTTAAGCCCGTGGCAGGTCTTAACGGAACATCAACCATCGTAAGTGTTCAGGACACCAACGCATATTTCGGAACGGACATGATGAACGATGCCGAAAAGTTCATGCTTTGGTTCTCAGCCGATAACGATATGTGGCGTTTCAAATCAGCGTTTGCCGTTGGCACACAGGTTGCGTTCCCGAATCAGTGTGTTATCAGCAATCTTGATGCCGATTAAACAATTACGGGGTTGGGGGTGTTCTAATGAATCAAAGGAACATCCCCGACCTTATCAAAAACAATAAGACGATGGCAACGAAAAAGAACGTACCAACCAAACTTTCCGTTTATAGTGTTCCCAACGTGACGGCAACCCGTATGTTGGAAAAGAACATGAACGATGGTGTTATCAGTTACGGTTCGGATAATCGATACCCCGATTATCTTTGGAACCTGTATTGTGATGCCCCGACACAACAGGCAGCCATTGACTTTAAGCAATCATGTATTTTGGGGCGTTCATTGGGTTCACATTCAAAGGATGTTATAAACACGAAAGGGCAAACCATTACGGATGTAGCCAAAAAAGCGGTTTTCGATTATGTATTGTTCGGGGGCATGGCTTTTCAGGTTATTTACAACGCATTGGGTGAAATTGCGGAGGTATATTGGTGTTCGTGGGCGAAATTGCGCACAAACTACGATGGTACAAAAGTGTGGTGGTGTGATGATTGGAAAAACGGTGCAGCCGATAAGGTTGAATATCCGTTGTTCAATCCTGATGCCGAAAACAAAACAACCCAAATCCTTTATATCAAAAATTCCGCAACCCGTTCCGTTTATCCCGTTCCATCCTATCAATCCGCATTGGATGCCATTTTAACCGAGGTTGAAGTGCAACATTGGCATTTGAACAACATTAAGAACAACTTTGCGGGTTCTTTTGTTATCAATATGTTAGGTGCAATCCCCGATGAAGATGAACGAAAGGAACAGGAAAAGAAAATTCAAAATAAGTTTTGCGGTTCGGATAGTGCGGGCAACATCCTTATAAATTGGGCAGAAACAGCCGAGGAAAAAATCGAGGTTTTGCCGATTGAAGATTCACAGGCAGATAAGAAATTTTCCCGTTTGGCAAAGGATGTTATGGAAAGCATTGCCGTTGCCCACCGCCTGACCTCGCTTTGCTTGATTGGTAAGCATCCCGAAAACGGGCAGGGTTTCAGCGCAATCGAGTTCAAAAGTGCTTTCGATATATTCAACACCACCGTTATTGCCCCCATTCAGGATGAAATAACGGATGCCCTTAAAATGGTGTTCCCCGATAAGGATATTAAGATTGAACCCTTTGAGATTCCGAAAGAATGATGTTTTCATGGGTAACGATAAATTTCTGCATGGGTTGGTTGATTAGGTTCAACCACCCTTTTTTTGGCTAAAAAATTGGCTAATTTTTAGTGCAAACCCCCGTTCTTGAACCGTTGCGTTTTAACATTTCATTTTTAGCCAAAAAACACCCCGCAAACCCTTTGTTTATCGGCATTTCGCATCAAAAATGGTGTGTTAAAAAAGGTTGTCTATCCTCACGGACTGACAACCCAAATGTTGAAAATATAATTCCTTTTATAGAATTATGCTGCAAAGGTACTAAAATTCCCTTTATATATCGTTTGTTTTAGGTGATTTAACACCCGTAATTTTCAATACCTGAACCCATTGCCCGTTTATGCGTTGTGATGTTCGCATCGTTTCAAAGAAATCGTTTATGCGTACTTTTTTAAGGTTCATTTTGGCGGCAATACGGGCGCAAAGAACATCCCTTTGTTCTTTGGTAAGGCAATCACCCACCTTAACGCCAAACTCCCTTATAATACGATGCCATTTCGTTACGGATTGGTATTGTTTAAGTTCGTTTTCTATCTTGCGCCTGTTATAGTTCAGTTCGGCAACCCGCTTTTCACCCAACAATTCAAACGCAGGTTTCAACAGGGGTTCCCGATGTTCCAACACATCTTTTGCATCAAAGGAACGCACATCGTGGAACAATGATGGTATGGTTTGCAGTTGAACGTAATTTTCAAACAAAAGTTTGAACGTGGTTCGTTGGTTGGGGCGTTTCATCAACTTTTTGCCGATGTTGTCCTCAATCGTTCCCCCATCCTGAACCTTTAACCCCGCTTGCCACATTTCCGCACTTATGTTCACCGATGCCGCATATTGCCCGTTTACAATCTGATAGTTCATCTTATCCAACTTTTCCAAATTTTCATCCTTAACCCATTGCCCCGTTTCATCATCCGCATCGATGTAAAATGCGCTGCGTTGTTCATCGGAAAGCATATTCAACAGGTCGGAAAGTTCGCTTTGTTCACGGATAAGTTTTGCGGATTGTTTGTTGGTGCTTGCAATCTTTTTATCAAAATCCCCCGCATCCACATAACGGTTTTCTTTGTTGTACCAAAAATAAACGAATGGTGATGTTGCATCCCTGATTCTGCCTATTATTTGAATGTAGGTGGTGGAAATATCCATCATGGTTGTTTGCTTTGTTGAATCGGCAATAACCAACATGATACCGTTCTTATCGAATATATCACACCCCGCCCATGCCGTTGCCGTGTAGAAATTTATTTTCTTTGGTGGCGTTGTTACGGATGATATGGGTTTTTGCATCAGTTCAAACAGGGGGTTGAAATTATCCATGCTTTCAAATGCGGTTTTGGTTGCATCATCCACCTGTTTCATTTCCGTTTTTATTTGCTTATAGAATTGTTGTTCGGCAACGTTCTTTATCTTTTCGTAGTTGATGCTATTATCAGATTCCGAACAAACAACCTTTATTTGGTTGCCGTACTTTGCCAAATCGACCTTTTTAAGAACGGAAACAATAAAGTTCACGGAGTTTATGAAGATGTGCAGATTGGCGTTTGCGCCCTCCCTACCCTCTAAATAATCCATGATTTTCTTTGCACAATCGTTGCCTAATTGCGGGTGTATTTCCTTAATGGTTGTAGGGGTTGCAGGGGGATAACCAACGACCTTATAAACGGGGAAATCCTCTAATTCCTTAAACCATGCCAAATCCTTAATGGGTGTGGCGGTCATACAGGTTACGTTCTTACCATCGTTGAACCATGCCATGCACTTTAACATTCCCTTAATGCGTTTGCGCCTGACGGCATCCCCGTATATGAACCATGCCTGATGTATTTCATCAATCAACAAATCGTATTGGTTAAGGTTGATGCACATTGAGTTCGGGGAATCATCCTGAACCCACACCCCTTTTCCACGGGTTTTCTTGAACGTTTGCCCCACCATCCAACGGCATATCTTTTCGCATTGGTCGTAAGTGCAAACGATTTTCACGGGTTGCCCCGCCATTTGCCGCCTTTGGATGTAATTTCGCACCCGTTCAGGTTTATCGTTCATCCCACCGCAAACGCAAAGAATATCCGTTCTACGGTCTTTTATTTCGTGTGTTACCCTATCCCGAACCCACCATTTGTTTTCAACCAAATTCTTTGTGGGGAAACAAATGATGATGTTCTTTTCAGATTCCAACGCCAATGTTGTACCGCCAACACCCATTGCACCCTTATGGAAAACACCGTGTGGCAAATCAATCAGGAAATGGGAAAGGTATATTTTATCCTTTTCCCTCGCTTTGCGCCTGATAACCCTTTCGGGAATCTTCATTTCGTATGTGAAATGCCCGTGTTCGGGTGCAACCTCTTCCCAATGCCCTAATTCAATTAAATCGTTGTATCTCATTTTTTGCCCTCCATCTTTATACGTTCAAACATCCCATCATGGTTCGGCAACCACGATTGCAAATAATAATCGTTCACATCCTTATAAGGTGCAAAACATTTCCGTTCATCGATGACCTTATCACCAAATGCCCCCATAAGCGTTTTAAGGGCGTTTGTGCCGCCTTCATCGTTATCACCCATATAATGAACCACCGTTGCATCTTTAAGGGCTGAAACGGCTTTATTCATGTTCGTTGTACTATTAAGAACGATGGCATTGTATTTGCGGGGCAACGCCCACATTTCACCCGATGAAAGAAAATCGATGAAACCCTCAAACACCATCCATTCCGTTGTTTCCGTTATGGGGCATTTCAACGTTGTTATATCCTGATGCCCGATTGCCATTTTGATTTTTCGGGTTGCGGTCTGCCCGTTCAGGGCAAAGGATTTTTCCGTATCAGTTGGAAAACCGATTGCATACAAATCCCGTTTGGTGCTATCCTTATAGTTAAAAAACACCTCCTTACAATAATATTTGGTGGTTGCATCCGTGATGCCCCGTGAACGCATATAATCGAACAGGGGTTTAAGTTGTACGGGGCGCACACCCTTTAACACGATGTTTGATTCATCATCCGTTTCGATGGGTTGCGAAAAATCGTAATGGGTTGGAACAGGTTTGCCGCCCAACTTAATGCAAGCATCGTGGAACGTGCAACCCTCTATTTCCTTAACCAAATCGATAACCGAACCCCCGTTTCCTGTAACCTTATCATGCCAAAGGTTTTCTTTTGTGTTCACCCAAATATGGTTTCCGTCACCACCACGCCAAAACGCATGATAAACGAAATAACCCCCTTTGGTTTTCTTTACGGGTTCAATCCCACGTTCTTTCAGGTAATCGGGGATTGGAATTTTTTTCAAATCTTCAATTTCCATAATTCTATAAACTTTATTTTCAACATATTTATTATATATATTCGTTATGTTCCGTTTATATATGTGTGCAAAATCTATCATTCAACTTTGAATATTCAAAGTGTTAAAGAATGGTTAAAGGATGCACACACTTTCACGGGGTGTTTGAAACCTTTTTCGGGTGCAAATATAATACTTATTTTTCAGAAAACAAACGAATTAGTACGGATATTTGCAAAACTTCCTTAATATGAACGGAAATTAAGAAAGTTTAACGGTTTTGTCTTTTAATTTACGGATAATTATGTTAATTTTGCATCATGGAAATACGAAAGAATACATATAATAACGATATAATCGGTGTGATGTTCGCATCGGGAACCATTCAACAAACCTGTGCAAAGGTGTGTTCGGATGTTGAACTTTTACCCGATTTGGTGCAAGAGGTTACGCTCGCATTGCTTACCAAAGATAAGGCAAAAATCGATGCCCTGAACGCAACGGGAAAACTTATCGGGTATGTTTATAAGATGGCAAAGAACCAATGGCAAAGTGCAACATCCCCGTTCTATAAGAAATATAAGCGGATGCAGGATAAAACACAACCCATTTGGGAAAGAAAAGATATTTAAGGTAATAAGATTGTTTTTAGGATTTATGAAGAAATTAAATTTACATTTGAAGAAAACACCTGAAATGGTGGCGTTGGTGGAGAAATACGTTAATTTCCCTGCCGATTACTTTGCATCCAACGAAGAAAAGTTGATGGCTGCAACCATGCAAAAGTTGGATGAACACGACCAATGTTTGTTGGCTCTTTATACCGAAAACCGTTCTTATCGAAAGTGCGGTCAGGTGTTGGGGTGTAGTTCCACACAGGCGCATAAAGTGATTAAGGAGGTAATGGAAAGGGCAAAAAACGTGATGAAAGGGGTTCGGATTGCCGATGCCCTGTAATATTGCATTGTAATAACAAAATTCTGCATTATGACATTGATAAATTGTGTAATAATTACGTTTTCAATCTGTTATATCGTGGATTTGTCGGGTATTATCCAAAAACTTAATATTCAGGCATTTAGAATGATATTCGGAAAGGAATTGAAATATAACGGTTTTATGATACCCGTTATTTCATGTTCCCTTTGCCTGTCGTTTTGGTGTACCCTGATTTATTGCATTGCAATATCGGATTTGAACATCGTTCATTGTTTCGGTGTGGCTGCATTATGCAGTTATATTTCAACGCCAATAACGATGTGTTTGAAAAAGTTAAGATGTTGGTTTTCTGACATTTTAACCACATAACTTAAAGTAATGGTTTAGAAATTACATGATTATGACAAAGGAATTAAGCGAAAATATAAAGAAATTGATTGCGGAATCGGTGCAATCGGGAACCATGACCAACGTTTCATCCGAGGAACGGGAAACCATTTCACGGGTTGCATCATCGTTGGCGGGTGGGGAATATTTCAACCCGTATTGTGAACCCTGTTTGTTCCGTGCCGCACACATCATTTACAACGAACTGAATAAACAAAAAACAACTAAAAAAAATAAGAAAGGGAAATAAAAATGAGTAAGAAAAATAAGAACAAAACAACAGGTAACGAAGAAATCCAACAAATCATGGAGGAAATCAAAACCGCCCAAAAGGGTGATGGCAAAGTTACCATCGATATTGACACCATCGACGAAAACGGCAACCGTGTGAACGAACATGAGGAAACCGAAAGTGATGTCCTGTCCGTGGAGGAGATGAAAGAAAAGTTCCCCGATTTTAACCCTAACTTTGAGGAAATCGGAAAGGAATTTGAAAAACCCGAAACGGTTGCAGCACCTGAAAGGGTGGAGGATGCCCCGAAAACCGCAAATAAGGGCGTTCAGGGCGTTCCCGTGGCAAAGGTGGAACAACACCCCACAAAGCATAATAAACCCGCTAAAAACGCCCCAAAACGCATCGAGGATTACGAACCAAAGGAAATCCCCGATGAAGCCATGCAGGTTTATAACCTGATGTTGGCGGGAACATCCGAACCCGAACTTAAAGTTATGTACCCGAAATGGTCTAAACGAAAGTTCAAAGCAATCGTAACCCGTGCAAAGGCGTTGATTGCCATTGCCGTTCAGGATAAGGAGGCGGCAAAAGCGGATGTGTTGGCAAAGTTCAACCACCTTTATAACCTCGCTTATAAGGTGGGTAATATTAAGGAATGTTCACGGGCATTGGAAAACATTGCCAAAATCAACGGTCTTACAACCAACCTGAACATTTCCGATTCCAATTTCATTGCCCTTTGGGGAAACCAAACCAACGTAAATAAGTAAGAACATGGAAAAGATATTTGTTGAAGTACACCACACATATTGCGTGAATCAGGATGGCATTTTGTTCAACGCCAACACCGAAAAGATAATAACGCCCCGAAAGGATAACAACGGGAAACCTTATGTTGTCCTGCATGGTTGGAATAAGTTGTATGTGGATGAAATCGTTTGGGATGCTTTCAGGAAAGAACGCAAAAAGGATGCCCCCATTGAACACATCAACGGGGATGTTGCCGATTGTTCTTTGGTGAACCTCACCGCCCCGAAATCCGTTCCAACCCTTAAAAAGATGATACGTTGCACCTGCATGGGGGAACATTCCCCCCGTGTGGTGTATGCGAAATCCAAAATTGGTGCAGCACATCTGACGGGGTGCAACACGCAGCACATCGACAAAGGTTTGTTGGGAATCACTATCACCGCAAAGAACGGCAAAGATTGGTCGTTTGAATGGGTGGTGTTCCGTTGCAACATCGATGGGGAAATCAGAATAAACGATTTTGATGATGATGATTTATGCCTGTAACAACGCTTGCATTGCCAACGCCCTTATGGTATCAAACCCCCGTAATCAATGCACTTAACGACACAAAACACCGTTATGTGATTGCCAACTTTTCACGAAGAATCGGCAAATCGTTGATTGCAAAGGGGCAAACAATCATTTGGGCGTTGGAAAGGAAAACGAAAATCGGGTACGTTCTGCCAACGGGCGGTTTGTGCCGAAAGTTCATCCGTGAAATCGTAACCGAACTATCGGGAACGGGATGTATCACCGCATCGAACACGATGGATAAGTACATCCAATTTTCAAATGGTTCGGTGGTGTATTTCCATGCCCTCGAAGAATTTTCCCGTGGTTCGGGTGGATATAAGAAAATGATTTTCGATGAATGTGCGTTTCTTGATGAACAGGTGTATCGTTCCGTTTATGAACCCCTGACATTGGAAGCGGATAAAATCTATATGTGCAGCACACCAAACGGGCAGGCAGGTGTTTTCTTCGATTATTACAATAAGGGTTTAACCCCATCATCAACATACATTTCTTTTTCCTGTACGTTGGAGGAATCGGGGTTGTATGAACAATCCATAATCGATGAAATAAAGGACACAACGCCCCGCATGGTGTTTGAACAGGAATATTGTTGCAAATTCCTTTCGGGCGGCATTTCGTGTTTCACCAATTACGAACAACGCCTGATAAAAGAACCCGCCAAACGTTCCAAACACCTTTATGCGGGAATCGACTTTTCGGGCGCAAACGGGGGCATTGATAGCACCATCCTAACCATCGTGAACGATAAGGGGGAAATGGTGTTGTTGAAATCATGGCGCAACGGCTCAATCGAAACACTTAACGAAATAACCGACCTTTTGGAACTGTACGATGTGCGGATGTGTTGGGCGGAGGAAAACGCAGCGGGCGCAATATCAATCCAAATGATGAAAAAGCGGTTCAAACGCATTACACCGTTCCAAACAACCAACGATTCCAAAAGATACATCGTGGAACAGGTTATAAGGATGTTTGAAAAGGGGGAGGGCGCAATCATCGACACACCCGCAACCCGCATCCAATTCGGCAGCATGATAATGGATTTCACCAAAACGGGGAAAGTTACTTATCACAACCTTAATGCAGCAATCCACGATGATATACCGATGGCATATTGCATGGCGGTTGGTTGCCAATGCCAATATGAACGCAAAACAACCCGAATCTTAACTTAACTTTGTGAACGGATAAGAACGATTTTCGGGTTTTAGATATATATAGTTGGTATTTTAAGAACCCCGTGGGGGAGAAACCGAAACGGGGGTGCATTTGCCTAAACGCCCAATCATCGGACAAACCATTGAAAGATGTGAGGGCACAATGCTAAGATTTGTAACCATAAGGGGCATTGGAAACCGCTAAAAACGGGGAACCGATGCCCCGATTGTTTATACACCACATTATTGCATCATTTATTGCACCATAAACGCCCCACAATCGATTTGTTTTTGGTTATTGCATTGCTATACCACACACATTAAGAAAACAACGCCAAACGCCCTTAAAATGGGGTTTTTCGCATTTTTAACCATCATATTGCAGCGCAATAACAAATATTTTCGTACCTTTGCCACATCGTTCACCCAAACATTACATCAATTATGGCAGAAAACAAAAGCAAAAAACGGGATATTACAACCATTGCAATACCCAATGAAGTGTTCCAAAAAGTTGAATCGTTCTGCAACCTGCATGATATGACAAAGCGGGATTTCGTGGAATCAGCAATCAACTATTTCGTTCACCATAACATCGACCCACGAAACATCGATGATTCACCATTGCAACGTACCATCAACGAACTTAAACAAACAATGGTCGTTCAGGCTGAACAAACAACACAGGTGGCAAAGAATAGCACCGCAACAACCGAAACCCTGAACACCATATTTTCCGCAATCAAAACCAATCAGGAACAACAAACAAAGTTCATCGAGGCACAAACCGCAGCATCCGAAACAATCATCGAACAAACCACCAAACAAAAGAAACGGCATTGGTGGAACAGGAA